GTCATGGTCACCGCATGGAAAGCAGTGTCTTGACCCGGTCCAACACAGTGATGTGTTTTTCCGGAACCGCGGGTTTCAGGTTAAGGTACCTACCTAGGCTCTTATGAGCTGTGGCAAGATCCTCACCACTCAAGGTTCCTCTAAAGTGCTGATCGACCATCCAGAAATGGAGGTCATTAACAGGTAACCCAATGGATTCGTTAAGTCCAATGAGAAGCCTCAACGCACTATTCAAGTTCTCCTGTCGGAGACTTGGCAGTTGTGTCTTAGCTCGGAAATCAGGAAGATCCCGAACTATGACACGGCGTCTCGATCGGAAGATAATATCCTCCTTAAGAGACGTATCCTTCCCCCAGGGCAGAGGTGTGTCCAGGCCAGCGCGTAAGTAAACCTCTAAGAGGTCTCCCAAGCGTTCGACCACAGACACCCCTTCGGGATTCCAACCAAAGCCGAGAGGCTCCGGTAACGACGAAACTGCCTTAGCCACATGACGAATGTGACGAGGAAGCAAGTCTATCCCGTTGGGACCTGTTTGGCGAAGGAAATCAATCCAGTTATCTGGAGAGATGTTACGCCATTTAACAGGTACATGGACAAGGTCCTTGGTGATAATCCGACCCGTAAATTCAGCCATAACATTGGATGTCAGGCTTTTGGGCTCGGATATTTCTACACCAAGTAGGTCAAGTTCGCGTTTATAGAGCTCAGATAGGGCATCATCTAGGATGATAACGTCGTCTCCGAGCACATAGAAGGGTTGGTGACCCTTCTCTAACACACGAGTAAAAGCTCCGCAACGTTGCGCAAGCTGCTTCAACATGAAGCCGTGAGTTAGTGCGAACATAGCGAACGAGGGGTAGAGCCCTAGTGGCTGCCCCTTACTCCAACGCACGAAGCGTTGCTCTGATTGCATCCAGTAGTCTGCTCTTGCGAGACAGGCGAAAAGGCTTATCAGATCGGTTGCCTCTGGCTTAAAAATGCCATGTGGACCCGGTTTCTGAGGTACCCTCTTTACCATCTTCCTTACCAAGGAAAGTTGGATATCGAGTGGAAACACATCAGTAGCATTGGAGAGGTCAAAACAGTAAACTGTCTTGCCCTTCGCTAGGAAGTCTTGTATACCTGGTATTGCACGATCTTGATCGAAAGTGCAGTCCCAAGGTAAATCCTGCAGGATCCCAAAAAGGGCATCCCCTAACGGTTTTAAGGCTAACTGCCAGAACCGCGAAGGATTACAGATGAACCGTGCTTTATAGCCCGGCTCCTGTATACAAGATACTCGACCTGCAAAACTCACTAGAGGCTCACCTGTTTTCAGCGTGTGCATAAGTGAGTACCTTGTCAAACCACCGAGGTATGATGAGAGACGGCTCCCGTGTTTATACGGATGAGCAATATCCCATACAGCTGTGTTCTGAAACCAGAACAGAGACTGTTCCAACAGATTCTGGTCCTCCACGATGGAGCGGCCATCATTTGTTGGCATATACCTACGAGGGCTCCCAGACAGATCTTCAATCCTCCCCGGATGGGGCAGGATACTAGGGATAGACACGTCTATGACGTCATCATCCCAATAGTTTTTCGGATCTGCCATTGAGGGTCGTGGATGCTCAACAGCATCCAGGAACTTAGCTCTTTGGGCGGCCGTAAGGTCACCCGCAACAAAGGATGTATAGCTAAGTAAGGCTGCAAAGGATGCCTTCTGTTTCTTCCAGACCAAGGTCTGGAGTACTCGGAAGGGGCCTACTAAACGGTTGCCCCGAGTCTTAACAAACTCGGAAACACCCATGTCGTAGCCCGCCTCGAGTGATATCATCGTTTGCTTTATAAGCTTCAGATGATTCACCGTCCACTCGTGACCGTTCGACGACACCCATTTATTAATGAGTTTAGTCAATTGGACACTTGTCGACACTGGGACTCCAAAAGCAGTGAAACGCATGACCAGTTGGTTGGTGTTTTGCACCTGCTTGTCCTCGTATGATGGAAAAGCCCAAACTGGAGCAGCGAACAGCTACTTCAGTGGGAAGGATGGCCTAGCCAGCCCAAAGGCTGTGGTGGCTTCGGC